CAGGCATGCAGAGCGCCGGTGCTGTCCAGAGCGAAGGCATGCACGTAGCCACCGAAGACCTTGACGATGGTTTTACCGGCGAGACTGCCACCGGCGCGTGGCATGGCGACGTTGGCCTGATTACTGGTGCCGTCACCCAGTTGCCCGTTGCCGTTGTAACCCCAGGAATACAGCGTGCCGTCGTTCTTGACCGCGTAATAAGCGGTGTAACGCTCCCGGCCCGCGGCAATTTGCGTGATGCCGGAGAGCACGGGCAACTGCACGAAGTTGTTGCGCTGAGTGACGTCGCCCAGACCCAATTGACCGTATCCGTTGTAGCCGCAGGCGTGAACCGTCCCGTCACTGCACAGCACCAGTGTGCTGTTGTAGCCCTCGGTGCCGCAGTTAAGTGCCAACTGAGTCACGGTTTTACCAGCGATCGAGTTGCTGGCGTTGGCGCTCATGTTGTACGGCACGGGCTGATTGGTCGTGTTGCCGGTCGCCAGCTGACCATAGCCGTTATAGCCCCAACCCCAGAGCTGACCGTTCTTGTCGATGCAGTAGCCATTGGTGTCATGGCTGTAATAAAGCTTATTCGCCCCGGGGAACCCCGGCGGAAACGCCGTGCGTGCCGGATAGGAGCGCGCATAGGTGGTGCCATCCCCCAACTTCCAGTTGGCGTTGCGTCCCCAGGAGCGGATGCTGCCATCGGTCATAATCAGACCGAGCTGGCGGTAACTGTTGGGCTGGGCGTTGCTGGCGTTCTCCGGGAGCTTCAATGCCTTTGTGCCCGAGCGCACATCAGGCGTCGCCCAAACCGGTACGCCCTGCGCGCCGATGGTCAGCACCTGCCCGGCTTGGCCTACGGGCAAGGCCACCAGTTGATTGCCATCGAAGTAGATCACCTCGCCGGGTAGGTTCGACACCCCTTGCGTGCCTTGCGCAAACAGATCCCAGGCCGGTGAGTTCGCATGCGGTGCCACGCCCGTGGTGGCATCGACCAAGCAGACAAAGCTGTCGCCGTTGTAGCCCACGACATCCTGGCGGGCGTAGATGGCGTTGGCGTCATACGGGCCGCGCCAGGTAAAGGCAATCTTGCCCAGAGAAACGGTTCCCATGAAGAGTCCTTGAAGAGTAGAATTTGAAAAGGTTCAGAACAGGATCGGCGACGGCGCAAAGCGATGGTCGCTGTCGTCGTCACCGGTCTGGCCATAGCTGCCGTAGCCCGTAGACATCACTTGGCCATCGCGGGTCAGGAAGTGGTAAGCGCCGTAGTGGTACTCGCCACCATCGCCACAGCCCATCACACCCGAGCGCGAGAAATCGACAATCGGCCTGTCTATCAGCACGAAACGGTTGGGAGAGTTGCCTGAATCGGCGTAGCCGTTGCCACACTGTCCAGTACCGCCCATGCCCCAACCCACCGCTTTGCCATCAGCGCGCAACGCCATAGCCGATGAACCGTAGCTGCTGCCATACATGCGCAGCTTGGTGACTTGCGCGAGGTAGTCGCCACCAATGGTGGCCCAAGTGGTGCGGTCACTGCCACCGCCAATCTGATAGTTATTGTTACCGGTGTGACGTACCGTGCCATCCTGCATCAGCACGAGCGTTCGCCCATAACCACCTGACACCGCGTAAGCATCCGCCACGCCATCGAGCACCTTGTAGGGGAACAGCGCATGGCCCGAGAAGATCGATCCGGTGTGGCCGGTGCCCCAGATACCGGAAGTCTGCCCCTCGTCATGGCCCCAGCGATAGAGCGCTCCATCTTCCAGGAGCACACCATAGCTGCGGTAATACTGGCTCCCTGCGACCCAATGGGCGTCGGACTCGGAGCAGAACACTTTCTTGACCCGCTTCTCGGTACCCCAGGGCATCCAAAGACGGTGCGTGTACTGGTCGCTGCCAAAGCCACAGGAGTTGGCTTCGCCGGCCACCCAGAGTTTGCCGGCTGTGTCGATCAGGTAGCTGGCGGCATAGGTACCACCCGACAGAAACACCGCCTTGATGGGCGTATCGACGGTGAATGGCACCAGTTTCGGCGAGGTCACCACCAAGGTGTGCCCTAGGCCCAAGCTGCCCTGCTGGTTGTTACCCCACACATAGACCCGACCCAGAGAATCCAGACAAGCCAGCATGCGGTAGCCGTACCAGTCATGACCGGTGATCAGTTGCTTGACCACCGCATTGGCAGGCAACTGCCCCACACCATTGACACGTCGCGGCACCGCATTGGCGCTCGCCGTGGGTGAGCCATAGCCACTGTTACCCCCGGCGTGCCAGAGTCCACCCTCAGCATCGATGAAGAAAGTGTCATCCCACACGCAATTCACGGACACGATGCGTGGTGTGCCTGGTGGGAACGCCACCCGCGCCGGGAAAGTACGACTGATATCCCCTGCATTACCGGTACCCTGTTGGCCATAAATTGCGCGCCCCCACGCACGGACTGATCCATCGTTCATGATCGCCGCCATGAAGTAGTTGGCGCTGTGATAGTCCGCGGCCGCCCGGTCGGTGTTCATCAAAGCCGTGGCAATCGTGCCATTGCGATCGGCCATGAAGCGGAACTCCACGCCGTCTGTGCCATTGGAATGCAGCACCATGCTGCCGATGCCACCGACAGACAAGCCACCGGTCAGCAAATGTCCCTTCAAAATCGCGTCCTGCTGACCCAAGGCAAAAGGCTGCGGCTGGCCATGGCGGATTACCCAAGCGCCCCCGTCTTTGAGAACCACATCGCCATCGCGATAGCTGAGGTAAGGCGAATAAATGCCGCACCAGCGGTAGCCGAGCGCTGAGATGTCGAGATTCACAGCTGCACCTCCAGCGCGTTTTTCTGTAACGCAAAGCTCACGCCTTCCGAGATCGTCCAGGCAGTGAAGTCGCTGCTTTCAAACGCTTCTTCACGCCCTTCGGTCAGCAACAGCTCCGAGCCGTCACTGGACAGATGAAACCCATAGAAGCGCGGCAACGCCGCGGTATGGACCAGTTCATACCCAGATTCATCGGCCTTGACCTTCAGCAGCATGTCGTGCGCACCAACCAGAGTGGACGGCAAACCGATGGCCATAAACTTGGCGATGACCTGCTGGAGCACCGCTTCAGCATCAACAAGAATCTGGTTGCCGCTTGTTTGTACCTGGTTAAGCACTACCGTGGTATCAGCCACCCCCTGTGAAGCGCTCGCCTGCGCGCGGTTGGCCTCGATCGTGGCAAGTTGCGCAGCACTTTCCGCATTTGCTGCCGCAGCCAGGCTTTGCGCAAGGACGCCCCGCGACGCCTGACTGATGTTCGCATCGGCAGCCGCGAGCAGCTTGGCAATGGAAGGTAAAACCCCACCCTCGGTGGTGACGGTTACATTAGCCGCACCATGCACCACCTGGTGCAGAAGTTGGCTATCGGTCGTGACCTGGGCTACGGCTGAATTGAGATCAGTCTGCAAGCTCATGGAGCTCCTCGTCAGTGTAGGTTTAAGGGCAGCGTGGCATGCACCAATGAATGCACCCCATCGCGCATGGCGTATAGATCATCGATGGACATAACAAGCAGCAGATTGAGCGCACCTTCGTCGAGCGTCGGGCGCTCGCGGACTTCAAGCTCGCCTTTCACATCCCAGTGACGACCAAACAAAAGTCCGGCCTCGAACTGACGAGTGAAGCGGGCTTCATGGGGCAAGAGGCCCAGACCGCCAAGCAAGGTGATCTCGAACCACTGCCCACCCTCGTCGGCGTGGTACTTGTACCAAGCCTCGAACAGGGCGAACTCAAACTCGCTAAATAGCCAGCGCACGCTGATACGCGTGGGCGTTTGCCGAAATCGACGACGCTGGCGCGCCGGACCGGATTCCATGTCAGTGCGCAGCACAGCCTCTTGCGGCGTGAGACCATAGTCTTCGATCAATGGCAGGGGCAGTGTTGTGGGCCAGGTAATGCTCATCGCATCGCCCCAGCTGCCGGGTTCAGGCCATATCGATGCTCAAGCGTAGGTGCGAGGCCATTGCCCTGGGAGATCGACCGGGCCATTTTTGACTCAATTTGTTCCAAGATGACATCAAGCCGTGTTGAGCCGTCGGGTTGTTGACGGTTTTCCACCCGAGCCACCGCTCCGCTCACATTGTTTTGAACGTGGACTTCCACCCGAACCTCTGGACGACCACTGACCGCACCACCGAGTGCTCGAAGTTGTCCAGGGGTAAATATTGCTTCGCCTTTCTGAGCAATGATGGGAACCTCATTGCCAACAATTCCGCCGCCATGAAACCGGGGTGCATTGGCGAATAAACCCGCGCTGGCGCTTCGAGTTGCGAACTGATCGACTCCCACCAAGCCGCCAGAGTGGGCAAGCATGGTGGGTCCGCTTGCCGGGGCGCTTGGAGCCATCAAGGTGCCGATCGCATTTGCAAACGGCAAGGTGATCATTCGCTGAATCTGTATGCGAATCAAATCGGAGATGATGCTGTCAGCAAGGCTTCGGAAATCAAGCTTTCCGGTTTTAACAAACTGAACCAAGGCCTCTGTCATTCCAGAGAATGCGCGTTTTGTGGCGTTTTCCATCTGCTTACCCACCTGCTGGGCCTCATCGGCGACATCTTGCAGAGCTTTGATCACGCCAGCGCTTGGATCAGATAGCTCAAAGGCCCGCTGCCGCAAAGACGCTGCGCCATCGGCAGCGCGCCTAGCCGCTTCTTCAATTTTCGCAAATGCATCGGCGAGCCTCTCATTACCAGGCGCTGCCAGGGCAACCTCCTTAGCCTGTGCGGCAAGTTGGGCAAGTTGATCAGCGCTTTGCTGCCTTGCTTGAGCGAGTTTATTAAGAGACTCCACCTCGGAGATGGCCCGAGCGTCCCTTTGGGTGCGGATTTGCTCCTCAATGGCGCTTAGCTCAAGCTGACCGCGCT